CTATAGCCGCCGCGCCCCCAGCGCGGCGGCCCTGGCCAGCGCCTGTGCGATCTGCGCTTCTGACCTCAAGAGCGCCGGCGCTCCGCCGTCGACCGTGACGTTCACCACCACGCCGCCCGATCCCGTCGGCTCCACGACACCCGCGCCCGACGGTCGAAATACCTCAGGCCCCCGCTCGCCGACCAGATAGGCTCCGCCGCCCAGCACCAGGCCGCCGTCGGCCCTCGCGCCGCCAAAGCCCGCCGCGCCCGCCACCGCCTGCGCGATCGCCGCGCCAAGCCCGCCCGACCCTCCGACGCCGGCCCCCACCGCTGCGATCACAGCCCGCGCCAGCTCCGCCAGCGACACCTCGCCATCCGCCGCCGCCCGCGCCAGCGACCGCGTCAGACTGGCGCCCGCCCGCGAGAACACATCTTCAATCGAGGACGCCACCCGCTCAGCCGGCTCCCGCAGCGCTTCCAGCGCCGCCGCGGCTTCCGCGGCCTTCGCGGGCACGGCGTCCAAGTCGTCCGGTCTATAGTCGTCGGTCATCCGGCCACGCCCTCATCATCTCGTCCAGCTCGCGCCGCGCCATCGGCCCGGGCCCCACAGGCGCCGTCAGCATCCGCCATTCCTTCAGCGACAGCCGCCAGAAGGCCTCGGGCGAAATCCCCATAGTCACCGCTACCCGCAGCATCACGCCCCACTCAGCCATCGAGGCTCGCCGCGAATCCCGCCGCCACCGCCTCGGCCGCCTCCCTGGGCGTCACCGCCGCCCGATCCAGCTCGCCCGCGAACGCCCCCTCGCCGCCGCCCCGCAGCAGCGCCGCCAGCACAACCATCAGGTCCCGCGCCGACAACCCGCGCAGCCGATCCGCCAGCGCCTCGACGCCAGACACGCCGAGCGCCGTCTCTATCTCCGCCAGCGCCCCCAACGTCAGGCACAGCTTCCGCTCCGCCCCCGCCAGCACCACCCGAACCTCGCCCCTCGCGCCAATCTCCCCCCCTTGGGGGGAGAGGGCCGCCATGCCCGAGGGGGGCAAGTCACCACCCATCCAGCCGCTCATCACGCGCTGAACCCGATCTCGCCCGCGCTGGCCAGGCTGATCGCGAACGTCGCCTCGCCCTCATGGTCCCCGGCGTACTCCAGCGCCGACACCAGGAACGGCCCTTCCAGCGTGCCGAAGTCCGGCACGATCAGCCGCCAGGTCTTCGCCGCCTGCTCGAAGAACGCCTCTCGGATCAGCGCGTCCGACGCCGCATCCCGAAAGATCCCCTGCCCCGACACGGCGGCGGACTTCACCCCCGCCCCGCCCAGCAGCTCGCGCCACCGCCCGGCCGAGTCCGCGTCCGTCGCATCCACCGTCCTGGCGTTCAGCGAAATCGTCCGCGCCCTCAATCCTGCGACGGTGACGAACGTCCCCGCCCCCTGCTCGATCTTGAGCAGGATGTCCTTCCCGCGCTGTGCGGCCATGTCTCTCTCCTCAGATCTCTTCCGTCACGGCCCTCAGCCGCACCACGCCCCAGGTCGACCGCTGTCCCTGTCCGCGGAACACGTCGACGAAGTTCGCCCTCAGACTCACCACCCGCACCCCGTCGGCCTCCAGCGGCGCCTCATGCACCGCCGCCCGCACCGCCGCGCAGATCGCCTTGGCCTCCTCCACGCCCTCGAACCGCGAGGCGCATCGCAAGCTGATCCGATGCTCGATCCCGCAGTCCGCCGCCGCGACCGGCTGGCTCTCCGACCGCCCCACCGTCACCCGCGGCCATCCCGCGCCCCTCGGCGCCTCGTCCCAGATCCGCGCCGGGTCGCCCAGCAGCGCCTTCAGCGTCGCATCCCCCCGCAGATGCGCGATCAGCGCCTTCTGCAGCGCGCTCTCATGATCCCTCATCGTGTCCGCTCCAGCTGCAGTTCGGACCGCCCTGGCCGCTCCACCTCGACATCGACCTGGCTGATGGTCCAGTCGGCCCCGCCGAACCGGATCACCCGCCCCTCGACCAGCCTCGGATCGGTCCGCGCTTCCGCCGTCGCCACCTCGACGGCCACAGTCCCCTCGGCCTCGCTCCGCTCTCGCCTTCGCCGACCCTGGACCTTCAGCCAGACCGCCCCCAGCGGCTCCCACGACACCGCCCGCCCGCCGTATGGCGTCTCCGCCTCGACGCGCTCGAACAGCTCGCCCAGCACCCTCACAGCCGCACCACGCGATAGGGCGCGATCCAGGCCTCCACCGGCCGGATCGGCATCTCCCGCTCGCCCCGCTCATAGGCGCGCAACGCGAGCATCAGGATCGCCAGCCTGAGCGGCGCCGGCGACGTCGAGGTCAGGCTCAGCCCCACCTCCCCCTCCAACCGGCTCCGCGCCGCATCGATCAGCGTCTGGATCAGCCCGTCCTCCGCGCCGTGCTCGACGCGCAGGAACAGCTTCGCCTCCGTGAGGCTCACGGGTGCGGTCATGGAAAGTCTCCGATGTCAGAAGTCGCGCACGGCCTCTCCCTCCCCCGGCGGGGGAGGGGGGTCGGAGCGCAGCGAAGACCGGGTGGGGGCGGCCGGGCAGGCCAAACTCCGACATCGCCTGTGTCTTGCCCTGCCGCCCCCACCCGGCCGCTTCGCGGCCTGCCCTCCCCCGAGGGGGAGGGAGAACGCCGTCGTCAGCTCGCGCTGAACTTCATCACCTTGATCGCGTCGAAGTTCTGCACACCGCCGCCCACGCGCTTGGTCGTGTAGAACAGCACATAGGGCTTGGCCGAATACGGATCGCGGAGGACGCGGACACCGGCTCGGTCGACGATCAGATACCCCCGCTGGAAGTCCCCGAACGCGATCGCAGGGCTGTTCGCGGCGATGTCCGGCATCGTTTCGATCTCGGTGACCGGATAGCCCAGCAAGCTCGCCGTCTCCCCCGCCCGCGTCGCGGGCGACCAGATGTAGTTGCCGTCCGCGTCCTTGAACTTCCTCACCGCCGAGACGGTCTTCCGGTTCATCACGAACCGCCCGTTCGGCCGATACTGGGCCTTGGGCGCATAGATCAGGTCGATCAGCCGGTCCGTCGGGTTGGACGCCGCGAACGCCCCCGCCGCGCCCGACGCCACATAGCCGATGTCGCCCCAGGCATGGCTGGCGTCCGCCACAATGGAATAGCCCAGGAAGCCCTTGGGCTTGTTCACCCCATCGCCGGTCACGAAGGCCGTCGTTTCCTGCGCCGCGAAGGCGTCCTCGACCTCGCCGGCCAGCCATTCGTCCAGATCGACCAGGGCGTCGTCGAGCAGCGCCTGCGTCGCCGCCGGATTGGCGTAGAGGTCCGCCGCCGGGAACTCGAGCAAGGCCAGCGTCGCCGGATCCGTCTCCGGCCGCGCCGCCGTCTCGGCCACCCAGCCGGACGTGATCCCCGCCGTCGACACCGGCTTCTTGAACACGCCCGACGCCACGGTCCGCACCGTCGCGATCTCCCGCATGGGGCTGACGGTCATCAGCCGCCGCTCGATCGCCCGCTCCGTCTCCGCCGGCACGACGTAACCGCCCGACGTCGGCGCCGAGCTCAGCCCCGCCTTGACCTCCAGCCCGACCTCGCGCCCGGTCCGCACATACCCCTCGAACGCGGCCTTGGCTTCGGGCGCCGAGGCGACCGGCGTCGGCTCCGCGCCGATCGCGGGACGCCGGCTCTCGCTCAGCGCCCGATCCAGCCGCGCCTGCGCCTGGCCCACGGCGGCGTCGATCCTCGCCACCTTCTCCTCCAGTAGGGCGTCGGCCGAGGCCTTCTTCTCGATCTCGCTCAGCCGGGCGTCATTGGCCCCTTTGAACGCTTCGAACGCCGCCATCATCTCGTGCAGCGCCGCACGCGCCTCGGGCGTGGCCGAGGCCGTCTTCGTCTCTTTCATGGTTTCCCCTTCATGATCCCTCTCCCGGCCGGGAGAGGGCTTGAGCGCCCGAGAGCGCAGCGATCGGACTCGCGCGAAAGGCTGAGGGGCCCGTTCTTTCCAGCTTCCCCCGAACGCCCCTTCGCGCCAGTCTCCCCCCGGTTCACCGGAGACTCTTTATGCGCCCGACGATCCTAGCCGCCGCCGCTTTGCTGACCCTGACGACCACGTCCGCGCTGGCTCAGACCGCGCCCGAGCCGACGACCGCCATCGCCAACCCCGCCTACGCCGCCGATGTCGCCTCGGCCGACGCCATCCTCGCCGCCCTCTACGCCGTCATCTCGGGCGACGCGGGTCAGGCCCGCGACTGGGACCGCTTCCGCCACCTGTTCCACCCCTCCGCCCGCCTGATGCCGACGGCGATCCGCGACGGCGTCGGCGTCCTCACCCCCCTCACGCCCCAGGATTACGTCGACCGCGCCGGTCCCAACCTGGTCCGCGACGGCTTCCACGAGCGCGAGATCGCGCGACGCACCGAAACCTTCGGCGCCGTCACCCACGTCTGGTCCACCTACGAGGCCCGCCGTTCCCAGACAGACGCCCAGCCCTTCCTGCGCGGCGTCAACTCCATCCAGCTCTTCAACGACGGCGCCCGCTGGTGGGTCGTCAGCGTCTACTGGCAGGCCGAAACGCCGACGCTCCCGCTCCCGGCGGAGTATCTGACGACGCCCTGAACCGCGCCCCCGGCAAAGCTGGAAACGTCACCAGCGACACCTCCCACAGCTCCACGCCGGACAGCACCCTCAGCCGCCCCTCGCGCCGTGCCTTCGCCGCCCGGAACCCGATCGACAGCCCGTCCAGCGCTCCCGCCCGGCTCAGCGCCTGGGCATAGCGCGCCTCGGCCGACCAGTCTGCGATCCGACCCCGGACGAACAGGCCCCGCTCGTCCTCGACGATCTCGTCCCAGATGCCGACCACGGCCCGGCTCTCATGCTGATGCAGCATCCGCACCCCGCCCGCGCCGGTCCGCCTCAGGCTGTCGACGAAGGCTCCCTTGGCCGTCACATCCCCTTTCAGGTCCGCCACGCCCCACAGCGAGGCATAGCCCTCGATCCGCAAGCCGGCATCCACCGCCACCGTCATCGCCGATCCTCCAGCCGCGTCTCGATCCGAACCAGCGCCGCCCGCGTCGCCTCGCCCTGGGCTTCCAGCCGCGCCAGCCGCTCGGCCACCAGTCTCTGCTCGTCGACCCGCTGCTCCAGCGTCCCGATCCGCGCCGCCGCGCCCCCGGCCCACACCAGACCCGCGATCGTCTGCACCGCCAGGGCGACGCCCAGCGCGCTCGCTAACTTCTTCAGATCCCCGCTCATGCGCCCACCCCGGCCATCCGCCTGCGCTCCTCATCGGTCAGGAACGACGCCGCGTTCAGCCTTGCCCACAGCGCGTCCCGCTCGGGCTGCAGCGCCGGCACCGCGTCCAGGTCCGGCGCAATCTCAAGCCCCTCGAACCGCCCGCCGAGCCAACCGGTCAGGGCGCCCGCCGTCTTCCTCACCAGGGGAACCACCGTCCCCCGCCAGAAGGCCGCATTGGCCTCGCGATAATTGGCGTAGGTCGCATCCCCCGGAATCCCCAGCAGCTGCGGCGGAACCCCGAACGCCAGCGCGATCTCCCGCGCCGCCGCGTGCTTGCCCGCGATGAAGTCCATGTCCGCCGGGCTCATCGACATGGCCTTCCAGTCCAGCCCGCCCTCCAGCACCAGCGGCCGCCCCGCGTTCGCCGCGCCGGAATGCGCCTCCGCCAGCTCGGCCTTCAGCGCCTCGAACTGCGCCTCGGTCAGCCGCTCGCCGTCGCGGCTGTCGAACACCAGCGCCCCGCTGGGCCTCGCCGCATTGTCCAGCAGCGCCTTGTTCCAGGCGCCCGACGCATTGTGCACATCGATGGCGAAGGCGGCCGCCTCGATCGGTGAAAACCCGTAATGATCGTCGGTCGGATGCCACAGCTTCAGGTGCATCACCGGCATCCAGCCGTCCGCCGCCCGCCCGATCCGCGCAGACCGTCCGCCGACGGAATACTCATAAGCGTCCGGCCATCCCGCCTTGCCCGGAACCACCGTCACCCGGTCGGGCCGCAGCGTCCACAGCTCCTCCGGCGGCCCCTCACCGACCGCTTCCGCATAGGCGTTGCCCGCCGTCTGCAGAGCGCCGTACAGCCCCTCCAGCCACTCCGCCCCCGACTGCTCCGGGTTCGGCTTCCGCAGCAGCCGCGCAACCGGATGGTCGTCTTCCCTGACGCCGTCCAAGAACACCGCCAGCGGCGTCGCCGCGCAGGCCTCCGCGATCATCCGCACGCAGCGATAGGCCACCGCATTCTTCCCGAACCCCTCGCTCGCCAGGCTGGCGTAGTCCCTCGGCGTCCACTGCGGCCGCCCCGCCCCGGTCAGGGCGATCAGCGGTCCCGCCCGGCTGTCCTTCACTTCAGGCGCGCCTCTACGCCCGCGCCCGAAGGGCCAGGTCATCATCGCCATCTCGACTCCTCTTGATGTCAGGGTGTCAGGCGATCCGCCGACGGATCAGGGCCGCGACCTTGCCGTAGCCTTGGGTCGAGGGGTGCAGGCTGTCGATCATGTCGCCCGCCGCCGTCGCCTGCGCCAGGTTGCCCAGCGCCACCCCCAGATCCAGCGGCTGGACGAGGCCGTTCAAAGTCGCCAAATCTCGCAGATACTGCGCGAAGGTCGGCCGGTTTCCGTTCCCGGTATTGATCGGCACGCACAGCAGCACATCGGCGCCCACCGCCACGGCCCGGTCGATCACCGTCTGCACCGAAGCCTTCCAGGCGGTTTCGCCTGTCGGTGCCCCCCAGTCATTGATCCCGACGTTGTAGATCAGAAGGTCCGGCTCCAGCACATCCAGCGTGTCGGACGGCCCAAAGCCTGCCCCGTTGAAATCCGCCGCCTTCCAGCCGGAAACGCCCGCGTTCATCACGCTGATCCCGGTCCCGGCGTCGTAACAGTCCAGCCCGACGTGCCCGCTTGTGTTCAGCGCGACCAGCGACACCGGCCACGCGCCCCTCCCCAGCCCCGCCTCGGCGCAACTGACCGTGCGCTTGCCGACGGCGGTCCCGAACGCGCCCGTCACGACCACGGGTGTCCCGGCCCCGATGGTCACCCGCAGGGACGTCGTTCCATACAGGAAGACGTCCACCGCCTCGAACGCCAGCTGGGGCGTGAATGTCATGGGGTTCGCCGTCACCGTCAGGTTCCGGTAGAAGCCGCCGCCCAATCCCTTGGTCGTGTCCGCCGCCCAGCCGGCGCCCCGCACCATCCGGCTGTCATAGCTCGCGCCGAGGCCGGCATCGGAGAAGAAGCCGGTTTCCCGAGCGCCCCGCCACGCCATCTGTTCAGCCAGCTGGCGCGGCCAGGCGCCGCTGCGACCCGGCGCGCCATATCCTGCCGTCGTGGAATCTCCAAAACAGACGATCCGGGCGCGTCCCCGTCCGCTCTGGGCGCGCCGCACGGCGGCCGACCAGCGCGGCAATCCCGGCGCGCTGAACCGCGCCGCGCTGGCTCCTGCCGGCGCGACCTCGGCCAAACTCAGTCCCGGCATTAGTCGAGCAGCGCCACGATGGACGTCGCCGTCGTCCCCGTCGCCAGCACCCGGCTGACCTGCACCGGCAGATAGCCGATGGGATGGGCCGCCAGCGTCACCGCCGCGCCTCCACCTGCCGGCTGCACGCGCACGTCGCCGGGTCCGCCGACATACAGGCTCTTGGCGACCGCGCTCAGATCGACCGTGTCGCTCGGCGTCACGGCCTCGGCCCGGCGGGCGGGCGCGGACGCCGATGTCGCATGCGCAGAATATGGATCGCTGATGGGCATAAGGGTGTTCCTTTCCTTTGCCCCTCTCCCGGCGGGAAAGGGCTTGAACGGACGACCGCCTGCGGTCGTGTGCATGCGCCACGAGGCGGGCCGAGGCGCCGCCAGGGCGTGGCGGGGAACAGGGAGGTCTTGCGAGCCTCAATCCCTGTTCGGCCGAAGGGGTGTCACAGCATTCGGATCCTCGGCCTGCCCGGCCGTTTCAACAGCAGGTCCGTCAAGGCCCAGACCAGGGCGTCGGCCCGGTCGGGGCTGAGCCGCGGCCCTTCGGCGCCAAGCGACATCAGTTCCTCTTCCAGCTCGGGAAACGCCCCGCAATGGATCACCCGCCTCTGCTCATACAGGGCCGCCACTGGCTCGGCCCGCACCCGCTTGCTGCGGCTGGCGTGGACCAGACGGATCGTCGCCCCGCATCCCGCCTGTTCCAGCACGGTGCGCACCATGTCCCCGCCCTGGTTGGCTTCGGCGACCACCGCCTCGGCGCCCAGCTCTGCCGCGACGGCCGCCACCCGGCGACCCCAGCCCAGAGGCGTCAGGCCCCGCGCGGATCGGTCCGCAAGCACGAAGCCCCGCCCATCCAGCCGACCGGCCGCCACGATCCCACAGGCGTCTCCGTGCGCGCTGACGGGCGGATCGACCGCCACCACGATCTTCTCCAGTCGCCGGGGCCGGTCGCCCCTCGCCCTGGCCAGATCCTCGGCCCGGAACAGCGCGCCCTCGTTTTCGACGACCAGCCCTTCCAGTTCCTGCGCCTCCAGCCGGGTCCCGCCGTACACTCCCCGAACATGCGCGAGGAAACCCGGCGACAGGTTCATCGCATTCTCCCCCGTTCCGCCTCGGCTGATCGCCAGGCCGGTCTCGGCCATGAGTCGTCTCAGCGCCGGAATGGGCCGAGGCGTCGTCGTCACCATCAACCGCGGCGCCGCCCCGCGCCTCAGGCCAAATCGCAGGTTGGACAACACCCTCTCCGGATCTCGCCAGGCGCAGTATTCATCGGCCCAGGCCGCGTGGAACTGCGGTCCCCTCAAGCTGTCGGGATCCTCGGCCGAGAAGGCGTAGGCCACGGTGCCGTTGCCCCAGACCAGGCGTTTGCGCCCGCTCTCCCAGCGGGGTCGCGCACCCTCCGCCGCCACGCCCTTCAGCCCGGACGGCCCCTCGACCATCACCTCGCGAACATCGTGCAGGGCGGGACCAACCAGCGCCAGTGTCAGGTTATCCTGACTCCGCGCGAGCCTATGCAGCCAGACGGCCCCAGCGAACGTCTTGCCCGCTCCGCGCCCACCCAGCATCAGCCACGTGCGCCAGTCCCCGGTCGGCGGTTTCTGGTGCTCCAGCAAACCCGGGTGCTCCGCCAGCGCCCGGCGCATTTCCGTCTCGTCCAGAGTCGCCAGTTCCGCCTCGAAGAGCCGCCTGTCGCTGGAAAAAATCGTATCGTTCGCGCATTGCGGCGCGCAGGGATTCCAGAACCTCTGGATCGTCAT